AAACTTTTGACAAACCTGAATAAATTGGTAGACTAAAGAAACTAGACTAATACTTAGATGTCAAACCAACCTGAACCAAACCTGAAGCAAGAGTTCATGAAAGACTTCCAACAGGCTCAAAAAGATTTTCCAACAATGGGAAAAACAAAACAAGTTGGGTCTGAAAAATATGGCTACAGCTATTTACCACTCGAACAAATGTTGTCTTTAGTTACGCCTGTTTTACTTAAAAATAAAATTTCAATAAGTCAAGTATTTGATTACACGCCGACAGGTCAAACATTGCTTGTTACAAAATTAATGCACCAAAACGGTCATGAAGAAGTAAGCAAACTTCCTTTGTTTTTACCGCCTAGAGATTTAGAAAATCCAAAGAAAAATGAAACCCATGTTTGGGGCGGTTCTGTTACTTATGAAAGTCGATACAGCATTAAAAAAATTCTTGGTATTGAAACAGATATGGATTTCAATATGGAAGAAGAAGAAAAGGTTACAGAAAAAAAACAACCAGAAAATAACGATGTTGTAAGAACACCGACAAAACCAAATCAGGAACCCGACAAAGATTATCTAATTCCAAAACCTATAAACCCGCAAGCAAGGGATTTGATCTGCCAAGATATTCGCGAATCAGGCCATCAAGAACAAATTTTGCAAGAATTTAAAGAACATTTTAAATTAAAAGTAAAGCAAATACGTCCTGAAAATATTACATTATCTGAACACGGAAGATTTTTGCGCCAAGCTATTGAAAATTATAAAGATGATTAATGACCGAAGAACAGGCCACAAAATCAGGCGAAGAAGTCATTGCGCAACTTAGATCACGCCGCAA